CGCAGCGCAAAAAGCCCATCGGAAAGCAAAGAATGCCGCTTCTCCAAAAAAGAAACAGAATTCGATGCCTCAGAAAGCGGCTCGTCGTAAAGTTCCTCGTGCAAAACATTCATCTGTGGTCACCACTACTGTCAAAGGTGGTGGTGACTACAAGAGTTCATCCAAAAGCGGCTCTTGGGCTGCGAAACTCGGTGGTCTTGGGGGCGACCTCATCGACCACATTTTTGGAACGGGTGACTACCATGACAGCGTTTGTGTCAATTCTTTAATGGATAAGGGTGGTCCGCCTCAATTCGCAAATAATTCTAAGAGTCGTGCTACACGTGTTTTGCATCGTGAGTTTGTTCAAGATGTGATTGGGTCAACTGCTTTTACCAATACAGTTTATCCTATTGCAATTACAAACTCAACCTTGTTTCCGTGGTTGTCAGCTGTTGCGTCTAACTATGAGCAATGGCGGATTCACGGAATGTTGTTTGAATTTAGGTCAACTAGTGGAGTTCTCTCCACAACCCAGGCCTTGGGGGCTGTTGTCATGGCCACTCAGTATGATGCTCTTGATAATCCGTTTGTGAATAAACAGCAGATGGAAAATTATGAGTATTCAAACAGTTGTGCGCCATGTTCTAATATTCTTCATGGTCTTGAGTGTATGCGTAATTTAGTGGCTGCTCCTATTTTGGACACGGCCCTTTCCGAACGTCCTGGCGTTGTCAGTGACATCCGATTATCTCAGTTTGGTGTGTTTAATTTGGCCACTTTTGGTCAAACCAATGCTGTTACTATTGGTGAGTTATGGGTGACTTATGATATTGAGTTGTTAAAACCTCGTATCTCAGCTTTGGCAAGTGCTTTGCCATTCAATATGGTGTGTTTTGAAGCAACATATAATACTACTACTTGTTCTAATGCTGTGCCGTTTGGACCAACCGGTACTATGGTGGTTTCTGCTGCCCTAGCTCCTGTTGTTGCATCTGAACCTTCTGCCGTTCTAAGTAGTTTTCTTAATGTTACGAATAACACTGTGCCTCTACCAAATGCTGCTGCTCCTTGTTTCTCTACTAATTCTGCAAATTTTGCTATTCCAGCTGTTTTTGCTGGGCGTACAATTGCCCTTGTTATGAGTTTTGTTGGAACTGGTTTTTCTGGTTCAACTGTCATAAGTGTTGTATCTGGTGGCGCGACCGTGCAAAATCAGATCACATCTACTATAACAGCAACCGCATATTCCGGTATGAGTAGTATTCAATTACCAATCATCAATCCAACTCAAACTGGTGCAAATTTTTATTTCACATTTGCC